TAAATTAGTTATTCTACTATCAAATGAACTACTATCCGCTTTATATTGAGACCCACTAAAAAATGTAGATGATGATACTGATGTGAATACTGATGAACTAAATGTACTAAATGATGATGTATCTAATTTAGCTAAGTTTAATGATACACTTACTGCTGCTAATTCTGCATCGGTTGCGTATTGTAAATCTAATGAACTACTCCACGCTTCTATATTATCTATTCTTAAATCAAAAGAACTACTATCTGCTTTGTATTGTGAGCCAGAGAATAGTTCAATAGCTATGCTAGAACTATCTGCTTGTGTTTGTAAAGCTAAACTATCAATTATATCAGTATTGAATTCTCTTAAAAGTGCAGGTGTAATAAATCCTGTTGAATTATTAGGAAATGATGTTTGGTTCTCTACACCTAATGCTTGTTTAGTTAATGTTGCCATATGTTTATTTCGTTATTATATTGTTTATGCTCCACCTGGTGTACCATTAAATCCATTACTGAATCCTTTACTGAATCCACCTAATGAATTACCAATGTATGGAGATTGTGTTTGACCTATTCCTTGTTCTAATAATGCACCATTACAACACTTTCTACTATATGTGTTGGTATTAATACATAAACAACCCATTCTACTATTCTTAGGTGATGATAAACCTTGAGTAGGTCCAATATAGATACCGCTGTTATTTTCTCTATTAACAGAATATCTTAAATTACCACTTCTACTATTGCTCCAAATACCCATTGTGATGTTTTATATCTTTAACAATCAATCAATCGTTTATTATTAACCATTCTTTTTTAGAGCTTCTTTGTGTAACATATCTTGCATAGTTTGTTTATCTGCTTTATATGCTAATAACATTAAACATTTCTCTAACGGTTCTTCAACAACTCTGTCAATCTCTCCAATGTTTCCGTTGGCAAGTTCAGCGATAGTTGCATAAGAGCTCCACTTCTTTCCAAAATTGATTTGATGTTGTGAGGAAACTCCTCCACCTTCGTATAGTTCAGGATATTTTTCAGTAAGTCGGTTGACAAATGTACAAAAAAAAACAGAGTACCTAAGTGTATATCCATATGGACTCCTAAGAATTTATCTGAATCTATCTCGCCATTATACTTTTGTATTTCATATGTATCTCTTACTTTATTTGTAATAGGACGATATAGGATAGACATTATCTTTGCCCAATTATCATCTATCGTTAGTGTTCCGTATTGTGTTATATCTGCATATGCACCATAAGCTATATTAGATAAGTTAGGTTCAAATCCATACTCTATACCATCTATTGTAATAATCCTTTTTAAATTAAATTCTGTATTACCAATCCATTTACCTAATTCATAACTAATTGTATTATAATCTTTCTTACCTAATCCTGCTAATGTATCACTATCAATACCACATAGATAAGTTACTAATAGAGCTACCTGTGCATCTTCTTCACCTTCGTAGTTTTTTAATTCCTTTTGTAGAGTTAGATATTTTTTTAATGTAACATCTTCATAACCTTGTGGTATAATAATTTCTATTTCTTTTTTCATATTATGCTTCGTATGTGTTGTTTGTAAATGCTTGTGTTATAAAAAATAATTGCTGTTGTAGTTTTTGTACCTTCTTTTCTTCGTTCATTAACTTTGCATTCATAGCTATTATATTTGCGTTTAGTGTTTCGTTTGTGTTTAATAATTCTCTAGCCATTTCTAAGAGCTGAAGTATATCTGCCTCAGTAAACTCTTGTCCTTGTATTTCTATTGTATTCATATTAGTATTTATAATTTCCTATTGTGATTGCATACTTACCTTTTGCTTTTGCCTTCTCACTTAGTTTCATCATACAACAATAACGTGCTGCATCTATTAAGTGGTCTAAACCTCCTTCAGGATTATCAGTTGTATATCCATGCTTATCCGTTGAGTATTGATAACCATACATCTCATTAATTAAATTCTGTGATTGTTTTAATATGTGTAACTTATGATTCTGCATTACTGATATACCAAACTTAATACTATCCTTTCCTTTTACTACGGGCTTAATATTAAATCCACTTCTATATATTTCTTCAATAAGACGAGGTTCTGCTGAATCACCCCATATCTCTTCACTCTTTGTTATATCTAACTTCTTTAGTTTCTCTACTATATCTGATGTTACTAATCCTTTCTCATAAATTAATTCTTCTAAATATAAATCATTACCACTCTTATATACCGCTACTAATGCCGTTGGGTCACTACTAAATCCAAAATCTAATCCAAACCCTACAAACTCTGCATCGTAACTATCTACTATATCAAATTGGAATATTGCTTTATCATTTAGTGCAAATTCACCTTTACCATATATCTGCCATTTCTTTGGTGATGTTAATTCTAAATCCTCAATTGCTTTAATAATTTCTTTTTCTAAGTAAGGGTTATCTCTATACGTTGTTACAAATCTTTCACATTCCTGCATTTGTCTAATCCAATGATAGGGTGAGATAGTAGGGTTGTATGCGAGTATGATACGATTAGTAGTTCTGATAGATAACTGAAAATAAGATTCTTCATCCACTTCACTTGCTTCATCAATAAAAAGTATATCAGATTTAATACCACGTAACTTATCAGCATCATCAGTAGAGAGGAATTGAATAGAACTATCGTACAACTTATAGACCCTGTCAGTAATATTAAAGTTTTCATCTTGCCAAAGGTTTATTGATTTAAGAATATCTGTGAAATCTTTTATCACAGTTCTTTTAAGTGAAGGAATTGTTTTACGGACTATTGTAATTGTTTGTGGAGATTGTACGGCTTGAACTATTATCCATTGTAGTATTGCGTATGTCTTACCACTTCTCGTTCCACCAATGTGCTGAGTGATTCTACTCCTTGCATCTAATAAGTGCTCAAATGATATAGTAGTGTTAATTTCTAGATTCACTACCTGTTCGATTTACATTAATACTAATTTGTTGTATTCTTGCATCTACTTCTATACTACCCCTTAAATCTATACTTCTCATCTTAGGCATTGCATACTCCATAAGTTTCATTGATAACTCTAATGCTTTGACAGGGTCAGTCTTTTTTAATTCTTCTAAATCACTTTGTATTGTGTTTAGGGTATTGTTAACCGCTCTATTAATAGTTAACCTCATTTGTTCGGTTGTTCTATTTAATGCGCCAGGTGGTCTTCCCTTTGCTAATGTATGTCCTTTTTCAAACTTCGCCATTATGTTCCCATTATTTTAATGATATATTCATATATATTAACCAATTAGCTTTCATTTGTAGTTGATGCTTTTCTTTGTTCTTCTTTTTCTTTTAACTCTTTGTACATTTGGTTGTACTGTCTTTCTAATTCATCCAATTGTTCAATACCTAATGTAGATTTAATTTGTTCTACTATTTCTTTTAATTGTTCTTCGTCTTTAATCATTGTTAAATGGGTTTTGTATATTATTCTTTAAATGTTTCTTTACTTTCTTTACTGCTAAGAAAACTGTTGATTTACTTATCCTTATATCTTTACTTACTTCATCTAATGTTTTATCTGAGAACCAATAGTGTTCATATATCATTGCACTACTCCATCCCTTTCTATTTTTCATATTATGTAGTTCTTCTCTTACTTCATCATATGCTCTATCTATCTTTTCATCTCTATCATAATCATATTCTATATCTACTTCATCATAATCGTCCGACAATCTTTTCTTTTTGTTATCTCTTTTAATGCCATTGATAAATCTACTTAGGATAAATTGTCTACAATATTGTAAATTAAATGAATCTAAGTAAAATAATTTTTCGTTACACTTCTCTCCTAAATAAAGGTATAGTTCAGATACTAACTCTTGTGTTGTTTCTTGATTATGCGATATATTAAATGCTACTGCTCCTAACCACTTATGATGCTTTCTATATAATGTATCTAATCTCTCATTACATTCTACTGCTATTGATTGAGTAACTTCATTCATTAAACTTGTTCAACTCTTTTAATATAATCTTGCAATACATCTACCGCCTTTCTCCATAATCCCGCTGCACTACCACAACCACACGGCTGATTCTCTACGGATTGTGTTAATCTTTTGTATGTGCCCCAAACATAATCTAATAACATATTAGGTAGATAATCCCTAATAGAATCTATCTTACCTTTAAGTTCTAAGTATTCACTTTCTGTTAGGGGATGGTATTTATTTTCTTCCATATTATTCTCCTCCAAATATTCTATCACTTAATTTATCTTTACTTAATGGAATAAACTCCGCCTTTGGTTGTTCACTAGGTAATGGAATTGGATTATTTAAATTTAAGAACTTACCTAATCCATTAATGTTTGGATGGTCATAAGGAAATACTATACCCATCGATGCTAAGATTAGGATTAAATCATTTACTGATGTTAGGGTACTGAAGTCTATCATATACATATATCCTTCTTTTACTTCTGCCTTGTCTGATAAGCTATTTAAGCTACTTTTTACTTCTATCATATTTTATTTTTGTATGTTGTTTAATGCTTCTTCTAATTGTTTAACTCGTATCTGATGTATTTGTAATGTACTTGCTATCACACCATATGTCTCTTTGTGTTCAATATTTAATACTTCATTACAATATTCTTCCCAACTTCTTTCAATACCGATGTAAGGGTTACTATGTTCTTTTAACCATAATGCTAAGTGTGATTGAATTGTGTGTCCGTTCATATTATTTATTATTTTCGTTTTTTCTTTGGTCTGCTATACTCATTGCACTTATATACTTCATTAGATTATCATCCGCTAATATTCTATCCATTTGTTTACTGATGAATGCTCTTACATCTTCTCTATTTGTTAATGCTTTTATTTCTTTGTTTATGGATGCCCAAAAACCTTTTCTATTCTCCATTTTATAATCTCTATATAATGCTAGTCGTTTTAGAGTTGCCCCCACTACTGCTCTCCTTTCCACTTGTTCTCTACTTAATCTTTGTGACTCAATAGTATAACACACCTTACATAGTGCTCTTTTTGGTTGTTTATTACTTAGTGTCTCATCAAATACTAATCCACACTTAACACACTTTTTACTTAATTCTTTCTTTATTGCCATTAAAATAATTTTATTCCTTCTTTACAACCACATAGTTCATTGAGATATACCCTACGTTCCTCACAGCCACACGTAGCATACCCAAATTTCGATGCAATCCAACTGGCGATATCTTTACCCCATCCCAATGTCACTACGTTAATTAACCCCTCTAAAATGTTTCCAAGCTTTATAATACACATAAGATTAATTTAAAATGTTTAATGAAATACCTTTTGATTTATACAATGCAATAAATTCACTTTCTAATATTCTACCTTCGTACTTAGTTCCTACTGATTGATGTACTACTTCTATTGTATGATTATCGTATCCGAACTTATTCATCGATGCGTGTAATAAAGGGAATAGGCCATTTCTATGCTGAAATTGTTTCTTATGTTCTGAGAAACGAAACTT